GCTAACCTGGATAAAGAAAAGGCCGAGGATGACGCCAAAGAGTACCAGGAAAAGTACGACAAACTTTCACTTGAACTCAGCAAGGTAAGGACAGAAAAGAGCCTGCTCTTGGAGAACTCGAACCTCCCACTTCCAGGCCTGACCGTAGTAGATGGAGAACTGCTCTACAACGGCTACATGTGGGACGGAATGTCCGGCAGCGATCAGCTCAAAGTAGCCACTGCAATCGTACGTAAGCTCAATCCAGACTGTGGCTTTGTCCTCCTGGATAAGCTGGAGCAGATGGACGTCAATACTCTCAAAGAGTTTGGAGCGTGGCTTGAATCAGAAGGTCTCCAGGCAATAGCCACAAGAGTCAGCCGAGGTGAAGAGTGCCAGATCATCATAGAGGATGGCTACAACATCAATGACGATACACCTGCAGAACCAGAAGTAAAAGAAGCATCTACAGCTCCAGCTTGGCAGCCAGGAAAATTTTAGGAGGAAGAAAATGATAGGTTTTGGTTATAGAGAAGATTATGACAAAAAGAACAGATTTGTTAAACAGGAACACGTTTCATACAAAGACAAAGACTATTTTATTTCTACTGTAGATTTAGGCATAGATCATGGCTATGGAAATTTTACGGGAGTTTACTGGGAGACAATGGTTTTTCCAAAAGGAGAATGGCTTGATCTTCATTGTGAAAGATACACCAGCCGTGAAGATGCATTAAAAGGTCACGATAGAATCAAGGCTGAATTACTAGAAGGAAAGATTGTATAGGGGGAAAGAACATGAGCGAAAGAAAAATAGACTCTGATATCAATTTTGAATCAACCCCATTTAAGGCGATTCGACCATCTCTAGACAGTGCCATAAGAAATGTCATCAAAAACGTTTATGATGGCAAGTTTGAAGGTGGAGAGATCACACTGAAAATTAAAGTCTCTATTGAGGATTTGACCACCTTTATCGATACTCCAGGAGTTCCGGATGGAATGCCTTATGATTTCAAACGGCCTGTCTTTGACAATACAGTCACTACAACGCTGAAAAAAGTTGATAAAGAAGAATCATCATACGGATCAAATAAAGTAGAAATCAGAGAGACAGAAGATACATATGCACTCTTTGAGATCCCCAGCAATCAGATGAAATTAGAGTTATAGGAGGTAAGAATATGAACATCAGTAAAGGAGTTATCAAAAAGCCACAGAAGATTGTCCTATACGGTCCTGAGGGCATCGGAAAGTCCACTTTCGCAGCACAGGCACCAGGAGTTGTGTTTATCGACACGGAAGACTCCACAAGCCATATGGACGTAGCAAGATTCGACAAGCCATCATCGTGGACCATGCTTATGAACCAGGTGGCCTACGTAAAGGCAAACCCTCATATCTGCCAGACCTTGGCCATTGACACTGCAGACTGGGCAGAGAGGCTGGCCATTGAGCACATTGTTGCAGGATCCAAAAAGACCGGTATCGAGGACTTTGGATATGGTAAAGGCTACGTGTACCTGGAAGAGGAGTTTGGAAGGTTTCTGAATGCTCTGCAGGAGCTCATAGACAAGGGCATCAACATTGTGATCACTGCTCATGCGGAGATCAAGAAGATTGAACAGCCTGAGGAAGTCGGAGGGTATGATCACTGGCAGATGAAGCTGGAGAAGAAGACCATGCCACTGCTCAAGGAATGGGCGGACGTGTTGCTCTTTGCAAACTATAAAACCATGGTGATGAATGTGGATGGCCAAGGAGCCACAAAGGGTAAAAATAAAGCCCAGGGTAACCAGAGAGTCATGTACACCACACGTACGCCATGGTGGGATGCAAAGAACCGTCACAATCTACAGGATGAACTTCCTTTCAGTTTCTCGAACATCGCACACATCCTCAATGGAAGTGCTCCAGCACCACAGCAAGTAGAAGCACAGCCTATGAGCATCACTCCTCCGAAGGTAGAAGAACCTAAGGCACCTCCAGTCCAGGAATTGAAGAGAGAGACAGTGGTTGCACCACCTGAACAAAAGACCATGGATCCTACTGTTCCGGACGAAAACTATGACATACCACTGGGAATCACGGCTGCTATCCCTCCAGCGCTTGCACAGCTCATGAGAGCAAACAATGTGAGTACAGCGGAGATCCAGGAGGTAGTTGGTCAAAAGGGATACTATCCATCCGACACGCCAATTGCAAACTATGACCCAGGATTTATCCAGGGGGTGCTGGTAGCAGCGTGGAACCAGGTATTTGAGATCATCAAAAAGAACAAAGAAAACCTCTACGTAGAATTTTAATTTAAAGGAGACTGATTGATTATGAATAACAACAATTTTGACAATATGGAGAGAGAATTTGGCTGGGACGATACCATCACCAAGGATGATGCCTTTATCCTCCTGGAACCAGGTGAGTATCCATTTACGGTAAAGCTTCTTGAGCGTGCACGATTCAACGGTTCCGATAAGATGCCTGCATGCCCTATGGCAGAAGTGTCAATCGCTATCAACACACCAGAAGGTGAAGCTGTGATCAAGAATAAGCTTCTCTTGCACTCAAAGACTGAGTGGGTACTATCTTCTTTCTTTGGATCACTTGGTCTCAAGAAAAAAGGAGAACCATTAAGAATGAACTGGAACCTTGTACCAGGAGCAAGAGGACGCTGTGAGATTGGAAACAGAACTCACGATGGTAAAGAGTACAACGAAGTAAAGAAATGGATCTATTCAGAAGATCAGCAGGCACCAGCTGCAGGAGGATGGAACCCCGGAAAATTCTAAGGAGTGAGGACAAATGAAACTAAGACCATATCAGGAGGCGGCGAAAACAGCCGTCCTCCAAGAATGGGAAAAAGGCAATAAAAAGACACTCCTGGTACTCCCCACCGGGACAGGCAAGACCATCGTTTTTTCAAAAATCATTGAGGACAGAGTAAGGACCGGCGATAGAGTGCTGGTCCTCGCTCACAGGGGAGAGCTATTAGATCAGGCAGCGGACAAGCTGGCCAAGTCTACAGGGCTGATGACAGCCACTGAAAAAGCAGAACAGACAAGCCTAGACAGCTGGTTCCGAGTAGTAGTCGGATCAGTGCAGACACTCATGAGGGAAAAGAGATTGAGTCAGTTTGATCCAAGCTATTTCAATACAATCGTAGTGGATGAGGCTCATCATTGTATCTCTGATGGGTACCAGAGAGTGCTGCAGTATTTTAATCAGGCTAATGTCCTTGGAGTGACTGCAACACCTGACCGAGGAGACATGAAGAACCTTGGAAGCTATTTCGAAAGCCTTGCATATGAGTACACGCTACCTAAGGCAATCAAGGAAGGTTTCCTTTCACCGATTAAAGCGCTCACTATACCACTAAAACTGGACCTTACAGGAGTAGGGCAGCAGGCAGGAGATTTCAAAACAGCTGACCTTGGAAACGCACTGGATCCATATCTCCATCAGATAGCAGAGGAAATGGTCCAGCACTGCAAAGACCGTAAAACAGTAGTATTTCTCCCACTCATAAGAACTTCTCAAAAATTTAGAGACATCCTGGAAGAAAAAGGATTTCGCGCAGCCGAGGTCAACGGTGGAAGCGAAGATAGGGCGGAAGTCTTGGCAGACTTTGAAGCTGGGAAATACGATGTGCTTTGTAACTCCATGCTGCTCACAGAGGGATGGGACTGCCCATCAGTAGATTGCATCGTAGTCCTCAGACCTACCAAAGTCAGAAGCTTATACAGTCAGATGGTAGGGCGTGGCACCAGGTTACACCCAGGTAAAGATGATCTCCTTCTGCTGGACTTCCTCTGGCATACAGAGCGGCATGAATTGTGCCACCCAGCTCACTTGATCGCACAGAATGACGAAGTGGCCAAGAAGATGACCGAGAACATCCAGGAAGCAGGAATGCCTATGGACCTGGAAGAAGCTGAACAGAAAGCGGCCTCTGATGTAGTAGCAGAAAGAGAAGAAGCCTTGGCCAAGAAGTTGGAAGAGATGAGAAAACGCAAAAAGAAGCTCGTTGATCCTCTCCAGTTTGAAATGTCCATCCAGGCAGAAGACCTTACAAATTACGTACCATCCTTTGGGTGGGAGATGGCACCTGCATCAGAACAGCAGGTCATGGCACTTGAAAAGATGGGTATCATGCCCGATGAAATTGACAATGCAGGTAAGGCGGCTCTCCTCTTAGACAGACTATCCGCAAGACGAAATGAAGGACTTACCACTCCAAAACAGATCAGATTCCTGGAGGGGAAAGGTTTCAAACACGTAGGGACATGGGAGTTTAACGCAGCCAAGAAGCTCATAGATAGAATAGCCGGTAACGGTTGGAAAGTCCCTTATGACATTACCCCATCAGAATATAAACCACCGGTAGAAATGCCATCAGCAATAGGCTGGTAAGGAGTCAGTATGAACGAAAGCAAGCTTAACCTAACTGAATTATTAAGCTATATCAACCCAAGCATGTGCTCTTACCAGGAGTGGACAAATGTAGGCATGGCGCTTAAACACGAGGGATACACTGCAGCTGACTGGGATACTTGGAGTCGTAATGACTCCAGGTATAAAGCCGGAGAATGTTTCCAAAAATGGACTACCTTCCGAGGTACAAGTGTACCTGTAACAGGCGCAACAATCACACAGATGGCTAAAGAAAATGGATGGCTACCTACATCAAGAGAAGATAGGGAGCTTGACTGGAATGATGAGATAGGTCGCGATTACGTGGTATTAGACAAGGCTTGGGTAGAAGCAAAAGAAATACAGGAGCCTAAAGACTGGGACCCCGTGAGAGAACTTACCACGTACCTGGAAACGCTGTTTGACACATCCGACAACGTAAGTTATGTCACCACAGTTTACGAGAACGCAAACGGCGAATTGAAGCCATCCAAAGGCAACTGGGACCGTACAGCAGGACAACTGATAGACGCTCTAGGTAAATGCGGAGGCGATATTGGTAAAGTCTTGGGAGATTATAAGGAAGAGGTAGGGGCTTGGATCCGGTTCAACCCTGTCGACGGAAAAGGCGTCAAGAATGAGAATGTAACCGAGTTTCGGTACGCGCTGGTCGAGTCAGATTCCATGGACCTGGAGAAGCAACACGCTCTTATGATGGAGCTGGAACTACCTATAGCCGCTTTGGTACATTCCGGGAAGAAAAGTATCCATGCAATCGTCAGAGTCGATGCAGGCAGTTATGAAGAGTATAGAAAGCGTGTTGACTACCTCTACAACGTGTGTAAAAAGAATGGCCTCGTCATAGATACGCAGAATAAGAATCCGTCGAGATTATCCAGGATGCCTGGAGTAATCCGCAAAGGTAAAAAACAGTTCCTTATCGCAACGAACATTGGAAAACAGACTTGGAACGAGTGGCATGAATGGATTGAGGCAATCAACGATGATCTACCTGACCCTGAGAGCCTATCAGATTACTTTAATAATCTTCCACCGTTGTCACCGCCACTCATACACAACGTTATGAGACAAGGTCATAAGATGCTGCTTGCTGGACCGTCTAAGGCTGGTAAGTCATATGCCTTGATAGAGCTTTGTATAGCGGTCGCAGAAGGTCAACAGTGGCTGGGGTGGCAATGTGAGCAAGGTAGAATACTATACGTCAACCTGGAGCTGGACAGAGCATCATGCCTCCATAGATTCAAGGACGTTTACCAGGGGCTGGGATTGAGTCCAAACAACATCGACAATATCGACATTTGGAACCTTCGAGGCAAATCAGTACCAATGGATAAATTAGCGCCTAAACTGATCAGGAGAGCAGCCAAAAAGGAATACATCGCGGTAGTCATTGACCCGATTTACAAGGTCATCACTGGTGACGAGAACTCAGCGGATCAGATGGCGCACTTTGCGAACCAGTTTGACAAGATATGCACCGAGTTGGGTACCGCAGTCATATACTGCCATCATCACTCTAAAGGCGCCCAGGGCGGTAAAAAGGCCATGGACCGTGCATCAGGTTCTGGAGTGTTCGCAAGAGACCCTGACGCGCTTCTGGACCTCACAGAGCTGGAGCTTACAGACGCATTTAAAAAACAGGAAGAAAACGAAGTCATTGCTGCAGTATCTGTTGAGATTATCAAAAAGCATAACCTGGCATACTTCCAGCAGCACGTGAACCAGGACGATGAGCTCAGCGCAAGCAAGATGACACAGCATATCGATTCAGCGCTGCAGAAGCATCAGACACAGGAGTGGACAGATACCATTAATCAGAGGCTAACAGCACTCAAGCAGCGTACAGCGTGGAGAGTGGACGGAACACTCAGAGAGTTTCCTAAGTTCAATCCGGTAAACTTTTGGTTCGATTATCCGGTCCATAAGATTGATCGCGACGGAGCGCTCCAGGATATGAAACCAGAAGGAGAGACTCCACCATGGCAAAAAGCAATTGAAAAAAGGAAGCCAGCGGAGAAGAAAAAGACCGATAGAATCACAGAATTTGACATAGCTTTCGAAGGTTTGAACACTGGAGAGCCTGTCACAATTTCAGATCTGGCCGAAGAATTAGGTACAACAAAGCGAACAGTTTACAACCGAATTAAAGAACATGGCGGTTTCATCGTGGAAAAAAACGAGGGAAAAGAAAGTATCGTCTACAGAAAAGACCCGGGAAAAAACTAGTTTTTCTCAGCTTTCCCGGGTTATATAGCACCCGAGAAAAAACCCGAGAAAAAAACATAAAACAAGTTATTTTCCTGAGTCAATGCATTAAAGAACCACATACCCGAGAAAAAAACGTAAATCATGTTATTTTCTTCCTGGGAAAAACACCCGGGAAAAAAACACTATTATAAATAACTTTATTTCTTTCCCGGGTCGGTTCCCTCCTAAATCGTCATGGATGGGTAAACCGTAAAGGGGCAGTCGAGCTTGCCCCCTTTTACGGAGTTTCCCAGATCATCCCAATGACTAAAGCAAAATTTTCTCAAGTATAAAGATTGATAAAAAATAACAAGGAGATGAAGAGATGAGTAAGAAAATAAAAAGAGCCAATTACATCAGATCACTGAGCGATGAGGATCTTATGATGTACATCTACCGGAATAGCAGGTGCTTCTCCAGAGGCATGAAAAAACTCACTGAGTGGCTCCAGGAAGAAATCGAGGTGCAGGCATGAAGCGAGGACGATTTGAACCGAGAGAAGTAGTTGCTGGAATGCTTACCGAAAACGAGGAAAAGGTACTAACCGCCTGGTCAGTTCCAAAGTCAGACGGTACAAGTAAAACAGTTAAGGAAATCGCTGCTGAAGCAGGTCTCACATGCAATACAACTCTCAGGCACTTGGCAACATTGGAAAAATGGTCGAGAGGAAATGGAGAGGTAACCAATGATTGAGTTCTTTATGCATATGATTCCACCTACAGTAACGCATCAACAAAAACAAGTACATGTTGTAAAAGGGAAACCAATATTTTACGAACCTGATGATCTTGAAGCTGCTAGAGCTAAGCTGATGGCACACCTTGGTCAACACATTCCAGAGAGGAAGTTAAAAGGACCTCTTAGATTAACAGTTAAGTGGTGTTTTCCACTCATAAAAGGCAAACGAGATGGGCAGTATAAGGATACAAAACCAGATGCGGGTAATTCTAATAAACTCTTGGAAGATTGTATGGAAGCACTTGGATACTTGCAAATAGGAGATCAGCAATTTTCCAGTGTGATCATCGAAAAGTTCTGGGCGAGAATCCCGGGAATATATATAAAGATCGAGGAGGTAAGTCCATGACAGAAATAGAGCTAAGAAAACACTATGAAGTCATAACAGACTCTTGGAAGCTCTTCAAGGATCACTCAACTCCGACAGGAACAGATGAGTTCTGGCAGGGGCTGATTGATAAGACTAATGATCTGCACATGAAGCATGGCCAGACGATATTCTCCGAGCAGATCTTAGATGCAGTGGTCACTGAAATTGAGTTCATCTACAAGAGATCCTATAAGGCACCTGCAGCTTATCCAGAACAACAGATACAAACGTCGGTATTCCAAACACAGTAAGGAGGTAAGTATGAAAGAGAATGATAAACTCCCACATGACTATTACAAGTACATCGAATCAGAACTCTATAACTACAAGTATATGGCCAAAGAGCTGGAAGAACTGCAGGATGACATTGTAGGTTCTTCTCCGGCACAGTCAGGAGATAGGGTACAGTCTAGTATACTCTCAGATGAGACTGCTTCTAAGGCTTTCAGGCTAGTCACAAACGTGAGACTTAAGCGTCTACAAGATACCATCAGAGCCATTGAAACGGGCATTCGGATACTTAAGGCAAGTCCGGAACAAGGCAAATACAGGCTTTTAGAGATGAAATATTTTGAATGTCAGTACACAGACCGCAGGATTGCAAAAGAACTGAACATCAGCATTGAGACTTATTACAGGTGGAAGAGGCAGATCATTTCTCTTATGGCAATGCATATGGGACTGGTGTGACATAAACATGACAGTTTTGGACCCTATTTTTAAGGTTTAATGGATACATAGAAGTATGAGATATCCATTTCGTACTCTTACTTTTTCATTCTTCCTTTCATGCGGCTGAAATGTTGTTGAGGTTTACCGGTACCGAGAGCAGGAAACCGGTCTTGATATGGACACTTGTTTTTGAGCTATCACCTGGGGAAACTCCAGGGGTGTCCACAAACGCCGGCCAAGTCGTAGGACTTACCGGAGGAATTGCGCAAAGAGCCTTTATTCTGTACCTTATGCAGGGGTAGGAGTAGGCTCTTTTTATTTGAGAAGTATTGGTACGGAGCGTCATTGAAGACGCTGGGTTGCATATACCGAGCTGTATCAGCAGACCAGGGTGGGGGTCAGGTTTATGGATTTTATCATCATCAAAGACAGTACAAGAGGATATGTAGTTAAGCGCAAGGGTGGTGCATATGAGCAGCACGCGCATCTTACAACAATGAACGGATGCAGACAATTGGTCTACTACATTCATCATGGTAAGCTGCCAAAGTCTAAGTATCTGCAGGGATCATGCAGGAGACTACTGACGGATGAGGAATATCAGCAGCTGAAGAAACCTAAGCAGAAGTATTACAATACGTCAGGCAGCAACAGACGTATGGGATAGGCGGTGAGCAGGTGACAAGACCATACAATGACAAGCGATGGGAACGTAAGCGAGAAGCAATACTAAAGCGTGATAAGTACAGGTGCAGGAACTGCAGTAGATATGGCAAGACCAAAGAGGCCAACACTGTGCATCACGTCAAGCCGGTAGAATACAATCCTGAACTATATCTGGATAGTAAGAACCTCATCAGTCTTTGTAGTGTATGCCACAACAAGATGCATGACAGGGTTACTGATGAACTCACAAACCTAGGCAGGGAGTGGGTTTCAAGTGTTTGGGGTGATATATAACAATATATCACTGTAGATGTAGCGCGTATCCCCCCTACAATTGTGTTAAATTTTCACACATATGGAGACCGAAGGCAGGATTCTTTTCCAATAGAGCGAGTTTCTGAGAAAAAATATTGAGGCGAGGTGATATACATGGCGAAGAAGGCTTCAACCTTTGACGGGATAAGGAAAAAGACAATTTCGGACATGAAGAAAATGAATGTATATAAGCCTGAATATGACCCCCTTATTGAGATTTATTCGGAGCTTCGCGAGCAGTACAGGATTTTATATGACAGGTTCATTGAAAGTGGGTATGAGTTCGAAGTGGAAACGGTCCAGGGTGGAATGAAAAAAGCCCCGATAGTGAGCACGCTGGAATCACTAAGAAAAGATATTATAACGTATGCTGACAGGCTGTGTCTCAGTCCTAAGGCAGCAGACTCAGTTAAGATTGAGATCCCAAAGAAATCATTATTAGCTGAGACCCTCAAGAATCTATGAGTAATTTTCAAAACTACGATCTTGTATTCCAGTATGCCAGAGACATTATCGACGGAAATATACCTGCCAATATCGAGCAGATCCAAGGGTGTGAAAGATTCTTTCGAGATCTAGAAAATCCGGACTATTACTTTGACGCTAAACCAGCTGAAACTGTCATAGGAATAATAGAGCGTACCTTCGTTCATGCTCAGGGAGAAGATTTATCAGGCGAGCCAATGAGAGGTAAGCCTTTTTTATTGCTCCCATGGCATAAGTTTGCAATCTACAACATCATGGGGTTCTACACGACAGGTACAACTATTCGAAAATATAAAGAGGCATTCCTGTTTGTGCCACGTAAAAATGTTAAGACCACTTTCGCGGCAGCGCTTGCTTGGGCACTATCGCTTTACTACAGAAAGTCTGGTGCAAAATGCTACATCACGGCCAATGCCTTGAAACAGTCCTTGGAGAGTTTTGATTTCATCAATTTTAACTTAGGGATGATGGGGGAAAAGGACAGCTTTAGAGTAATTGACAATAACCAGGAGCATTCCATTCAGGGGGATCTTGGCGATGGTTCGATTTTTATTCAGGCACTGGCAGCGAACCCAGACAGTCAAGACTCCTTTAACTGCAACTTGGCTATCGCTGATGAAATGCATGCTTATACAAAACCTAAGCAGTACAACATCATCAAGGAAGCGATGAAAGCCTACACCAATAAACTCATGATAGGTATCACAACAGCTGGAGACAACATGAACTCTTTCTGTTATCGAAAGCTTGAATACTGTCAGAAGATCCTTGCAGGTTCAGTAAAAGATGAGCAATATTATGTGTTTATTGCAAAAGCCCCTGAGGAGAAGGGAAAAGATGTTGACTATCTGAATCCTCTTGTTCATCAAATGGCTAATCCTGGCTACGGTGTAACCATAAGGCCTGATGACATCATGAATGATGCACACCAGGCACAGAATGATCCACAGCAGAGAAAAGATTTTCTGTCGAAGTCCTTGAATGTGTATACATCAGCGACGAAAGCCTATTTCAATGTGGATGAGTTCAAGGTGAGCAATAAGAAAGCGGAAGAGGTTCTCAAAATCAACTCTTCATGGTCAACAGAAAAGAAGCTCAAGTATCTAGTGGGTCTCCCTATTCAGTGGTATGGAGGTGCGGATCTTTCGAAGCTGCATGACCTTACTGCAGCTGCACTATACGGTAATTACAAAGACATCGACATTGCAATTACACATGCCTGGTTTCCTATCGTCGCTGCACAAGCAAAGGCGGAGGAGGACTCTATTCCTCTGTTCGGGTGGAAAGATGACGGGTGGCTGGATATGTGCAATACGCCTACTGTAAACTACTCAGATATTATTAACTGGTTTAAGAAGATGAAGCTCATGGGGTTCAGAATTAAGCAGATTGGTTTTGATAAAAAATTCGGTAAAGAGTTTTTCTTGGGCATGAAGAAAGCCGGTTTTAATGTTGTTGATGAACCACAGTATCACTGGAAAAAGTCACAGGGATTCAGGCGCATTGAGAACAAGGTCAAAAACGCTCAATACTATTATCTTGGATCCACTGCGTATGAGTATTGTGTAGGAAATGTCCTTGGCGTAGAAAAAACAGATGATATGATCCAGTACGAAAAAATCATGGATAAACTTAGAATCGATATCTTCGACTGTAGTGTATTTGCTTCAGTCAGATTGATAGAAAACATGGAGAAGAGTTCGCGAGCCGGCGACTTCCTAAAGTGAGGAGGCAAGGAAAATGGGGCGAAGTAAGTATAAAAAAAATAAATCGAGGGCTGAACCTGCAGTGAAAGAGAAACGAGGAACGATCCTGGAGTGGGTATCTTCCGGAGATTTTGCTGGAAGTATCGCTACAGGTGAGTATATCCGATTGAGTGATAATCCAGAAGTAAGAATCGCGGTAGGCAAGATTGCGGATCTGGTTTCTTCTATGACCATTCACCTGAGACAAAACACAGACAAAGGTGATGTGAGGGTTAAGAATGGGTTGTCAGATAAGTTAGATATCAACCCGTATAAATACATGACACGTAAAACCTGGATGTACAACATCGTTAATACGATGCTGCTCGAAGGTCGAGGCAATGCGGTTGTTTTACCTATCATAGGAGAGGGGGAAGGGTATATACAGGATCTGATGCCACTTAAGCCAAGCAAAGTGAGTTTTGTAGGTGATGGTATTGATTATCAGGTCAAGTATGGGGAACGCCTTTATAACTATGATGAAATTCTACACTTTGTTTTAAATCCAGATCCGGAGAAGCCTTACGAAGGCCTTGGATACAAGGTTGTCCTTAAAGATGTTATTGGCAACCTGAAACAAGCAGCGGCCACTAAGAACTCTTTTATGGCATCTCAGTATAAACCATCGGTCATTATTTCCGTTGATGCAATGACTGAAGAGTTTACTACTGCAGAAGGTCGTGAAGCTATCCTTCAGAAATATGTGGGAGAAACTAAAGCTGGGAAGCCATGGGTAATGCCTGCAGACTTGGTAAAAGTGGAACAAATAAAACCTCTCACCATTCAGGACTTGGCCATAGATAAGTCTGTGGAAATCGATAAACGCACAGTAGCTGGAATATTTGGAGTTCCGGCTTTTTTATTGGGAGTAGGTAACTTCAATAAAGATGAGTTCAATAACTTCATCAGTACAACGATTATGCCACTAGCACAAAACATTGAGCAGGAACTGACGAAGAAGCTTCTCCTTTCACCGCAACTATATTTCAAGTTCAATCCACGGTCCTTATACAGTTACTCCCTCAAAGAACTTTCCGATGTGGGAGCCAACTTATACATACGAGGAATCATGACAGGAAATGAAGTCAGAAACTGGATCGAAATGACGCCTAAGGAAGGCTTGGATGAACTAGTAATACTGGAGAACTTTATACCTGCTGAAATGATCGGAGACCAGGGGAAGTTAAAACCAACAGAATCACAGGGAGGTGATGAGTGATGCCATCAAATCAAATTAGACATGCAGCATTGATTAGCGGAAATCTCAGGGCGGAGCCTGGTGAAAAGAAGTATCTTGAAGGGTACTTTGCAGTTTTCAATAACCGCACGCAGCTGTGGCCAGGTGTGTACGAAGAAGTTGATCCTGAGGCTTTTAATGAGACTATGGGAAATGACATCAGAGTATTGATCAATCATGATACAACACTTGTTCTTGGCCGTAATAAGGCTGGAACTGCGGAGTTCAAGATTGATGCTAGAGGACTTTGGGGACGGGTTGAAATTAACGAAAAAGATTCCGATGCCGTCAATGCCTATGAACGTGTGCAGCGTGGTGACGTGGATCAATGCAGCTTTGGTTTCAACATCCTGGATGAGGAAATCAATTATCTCGATAACGGTGATGTGGTGTTCCGTCTCAAGAAGGTGGATCTTCATGAAGGCAGCATCTGCACTTTCCCAGCGTACCCAGAAACATCGATACAAGCTAGACAGAAAGATCTTGATCTCCACAAGAGAAGAGAGATTGAACTGAAGAAAGCAGCCATTCGTAAAAGATTAGGAGGTAAATAAACTATGTTGAAACAACTACGACTTAAGAAGCAAATTGAAAACCTGAAGGCTAAGAGAGCTGAACATGAAAAGAGAATCGGTGAGATCGTTAAGAGAGAAGAGGAACTTGCAGTAGCGGTTGAAGAAATTGATTCCGGATCAGAGACAGCTGATGAAGACATCAAGATGATTGATGAAGAGAGTGAGCCACTTGATAACGAGAAGAAAGAACTCGAAGTCAAAAAGTCTGCTCTTACTGCAGAGATTGAGAAGCTTGAGAAGGAACTTGAGCAGCTGAACGAAGCACCAAAGCCAGAAGAAAAAAGAAGTGAAGAAAAATCTACTCATGAAGGAGAGGTAAGAAACATGTCTAAAATTGCAAGAGGAACGAGAGAACAGCGATTGGCAGTACTGAATCAGCCGGAAGTAAGAGCATTCTACGAGAACATGAGAAAAGCCATGGAGACCAGAGCGGTCACAGGTCTGAACCTGACAATTCCGCAGGTGATTATGGACTCCATCATGGACAACCTTGGAGAATACTCTGTACTGTACCCACTTGTTAAGGTTGTAAAACTGACCGGTGAAGGACGAGCGCTTATCGCAGGTGAAGCCCCAGAAGCGGTCTGGACAGAAATGGTTGGAAAGCTCAATGAGCTTGCAAATACCATTACTGATATCGAGGTTGATGGCTACAAGTTGGGTGGATTTATTCCTCTGGATAATTCTCTCATCGAGGACTCCATGCTTAATCTGTCTGCTTATGTGGAAACGCTGCTGACCGAGTCTATCGCAATCGCTTTGGATAAAGCAATTCTCTTCGGTACTGGAACAAAGATGCCTCTTGGTGTTATTCCTGCTATCCATGCAGACTATGTTGCTGATCCACTGTCTGGTCTTAGAACCACGAATATTGTGAAGCTGTCTGTAGCCGATACTACTTTCCCTAAGATTATTGAAACCTTTAAGAACATCAAGAGAGGAAAACGTGGTAGAGGCCCTATCACTGTCCTGATGAATGAGTCCACCTGGCTGGGCACCATCGTTCCTAAGTCCCTAGCGAACAATGCTGCGGGTGCATTCGTGACTGTGGCTAACCAGGCATTCCCAGGCGTGGGTTACAAAGTAGAGTTCAGTGAAGAGATCCCTGATAACATGCTGGTAGCTGGTGATTTTACTAAGTACCTTCTGGCTGAGAGAGCTGGAGTGAAAGGTGCATCCTCTACAGAGTTCCTGTTCACCTCTGACAAGACTGTGTTCAAGGCTTCTGGTCGGTTCGACGGTAAGCCAGTGAAGAAGTCTGCTTTCGTTGTTGTAGGGCTTAACAATGTAGATGCTGCTGTATCTGCAGTATTTGCAACTGATAGCGCTAATGCTTAAGAGGGAGTAAAAGTGAATACGGTGGACCTTGGGTTCACCGTATTTTTCTGCGTAAAGGAGGGCCAGCATGACTAAAGCTGAAATTTTAAGTTTTATAAAGGCCAGGCTGGGAATCTCCAGTAATGGCAAAGATGCTTATCTTAATCTGATCATCGACGCTACAATCAAGATGCTTGAAGACGAAAAGGGAGTCAATGCAGATCTTTCTAACCCTCTCATTATTGAGTTTATTGTGGACTATGCGACCTGGAAGTATGAAGCGAAGGGAGAAACTGGTGGCTTGCCCCGGTATCTTGATTTTGCTTTGAAGAATCTGATGATCCACAATCAAAAATCAAATGAGGTGATCTGATGTTAAGTAAGAAAACCTTTGATGATCAGGTGCAATTAATTGCGGTGACAATAACCCAGGATGAGTATGCGAATGAAGTTGAAACAGAAGAACCTACTACAGTCTGGGCAGATATTAAGAGTGTCGGACGCAGTGAGTTCTATAATGCGTTACAGAATGGACTTAAACCATCTGTTGTGATCACTGTAAAGGCTTTTGAGTACACTGGTCAGAAGTACCTTATGTTTGATGGGAAACGCTTTAAAATCGAACGAACCTACACACTAGATAGAGAAGATATTGAACTTACCTGTACTGAGGTGGTTGTATGACAAGGGTTAAAGGAGCGGTCAAAGTTGGAGATTTTTCTAAAGCATTCGGAAAGGAAATGATAAAGTATTCGAAGTACGTCGAAGAGAGCATTTCCGAAACGACTGAAACATTAGCAAAAAATGCTGCTAAAGAGATTAAAGCTGTTTCAAAGGAAAAGTTCAGAGCTCGTTCTGAGAGGACTTACCATAAGGGGTGGGGAGTTTCTAATGAGAGCGTTAGACATCGATCGAGATGGGTTATCCATCACAAGACTAAGCCTGGCTTACCTCATTTACTGGAGCATGGACATGCTCAGGTGGGTGGAGGTAGGGTTGCCGGAAGAATTCATATCAAGCCTATCGAAGAGAAGCTTATCCAGGACTACGAAGAAAATGTCATTGCCATCATCGAAAGGGGGTACTGATCAATCATGAAGATTACAGATATCATCACTGCAATAAAAGGAGCTGGGTTTAAGATTGCTCATGACAGTTTCAGTACCGCTCAGCAGTTACCGTTTCTATGCTGGACCGATGAGGGATCCGATGATTTTTATGCAGACAATTCCAATTATCTGGATAAAACATCGTATAATCTGGAACTCTATACCAAGACTAAATCCAAAGCCACGGAGAAACAGATCACAGAAATCCTTAAGGGCTTAGGAGTTTCGTACAGTAGAAACCCGACACAATGGATTGCAGACGAACAGTGCTTTGCCACTGTTTTTTTATTTGACCTATTAGATTAATGGAGGTAGAAAAATGTCAGAAAATAAAGTGCTATTCGGACTTGATAAAACACATGTCGCATTTCAGAATAACCTGCCAGGCAAGACCTTTGCTGTACTCACAGCGCCAACAGCAGATGGAAACTTAACCGTAACTGTCACTGCTGCTGATGTCACCGGCTCACCCAAAGAGATTACTGTCGCTGTAGCAACTGCAACTGAGACCTCAGCAGCACTAGTTGCTCAGGAGATTGCTGATGCAGTTAATGCAGATACAGCAGTCAAGGTAAACTATGTAGCCGCGGTTGAGGGAACTGTCGTAATCATCAAGAGAAAAACAGAACCAATAGAACCAGATGAAACCTTTGATGTTACCGTTGCTGTAGCAGCCACAGGCGTCACCGTGTCATCTGTGCTGGCCACGACCATTCTGGGGTATGAAACACCAATCCCAGTAGAAGGTGCTGTAAACCTGGCACTTGATCCTGAGGGCGAAGAGTCCACTTTCTATGCCGATAATGGCCCATACTTTACCTTTACATCGAACAACGGGTACAGCGGCGACCTGGAGCTTGCAAAACTGCCTGATGCCATTGCAGTGCCCATGCTGGGATATCTCCTGGATGCTCAGGGCATGGTTATTGAGGTAGCTGGTGGAGACCAGAGACCATTCGCACTCCTTTGCCAGTACAAAGGAGACAAGAAAAATAGAAAGATGGTCTTCTATAACTGCAATGCGTCTCGTCCGAATGAGGAACACACCACGCAGGAAGACGGCATTGAAGTAAATACTCAGACTTTGCCACTGATCATCCAGCCGATTGAAATCGGTGGAAAGAACGTTGTAAAGGGCGCAATCGAACTAGCTACTACAGCAAACGAGCAGAACACCCTGGCTTATAATAACTTCTTCTACCAGGTTATTCTGCCTAAGTTTTCGTAGGAGGTTTGTATGAGAGAAATTTTAGTTGCCGATACAACTATGGGAGTCAATGCGAGTGCGTTGGCTCTCCTTTTTTATAAGCAAGAGTTTAATTCAGATCTAATCAAGGACTTTACCAAGTTCGCATCTGCAATGGGTGATGACATTACAAACTATGATGGTCTTCAGCTGCTTTCATTTGTCTGGGCACTGAATAAAGCATATAAACTTCCAGAAAAACAGCCCGGGTTTGAAACCTGGATACAGACGATCAATTTCGACTTTGCCGACGAAGAGGCCATCAAAGGAGTAATGACTGAGATCGTCAACGGATACTTTCGCAGTAAGGCAGACTTATACCTCAAAGCGAAAAAAACAACCAAGAAGAGATAGTGATATCACCTACTCTCTTTTGGCCAGTGCCAAGAGAATTGGAATGAGTTTTGAAGAGGTCAATATGCTTTCCATGGTTGAGCTGCTGGATTTTCTGAATGAGTATGTCGGAGAAGAGGAAAAAGGAAGTATCCGGGAGGCCACGCAGGAAGATATTGATAAATTGTTCAAGTGATGGGAGGTGATCACAAATGGCGAGTAAAAACATCAGAGGTATTACGATCGAGATTGATGGTGCTACCACTGGTCTGGAGAAGTCCCTCCAGGATGTAAATAAGAAGGCAAGAGACATCCAGAGCGAACTGAAAGAAGTTGAGAGGCTTCTGAAGCTGGATCCTAAGAACACAGAGCTTGTTGCACAGAAGCAGAAGCTACTGGGGGACGCGGTTGAGAATACAAAAGAAAAACTAGAAAGGCTTAAATCTGCCCAGAAACAGGTAGATGAACAGTTTAAAAATGGCGAGATCACTGAAGAACAGTATCGCGGCATCCAGCGTGAGATCATTGCAACTGAAGAGAACCTCAAGAGCCTGCAGGAAGAGATCAAGAACACGAACAACAAATGGAAAGACACTGCAGCTTCTATCGGTGACTTCGGAAAAAAGACGGAGGAGCTAGGCAATAAACTGGCACCGGTCAGCAAAGCGGCTGCTGGTGCGTTAACAGGGCTTGTGGGTATTGCTGTAGGTGCTGGAGCAGCTGCAGATGATATCAACACTCTCAGTAAGCAAACTGGATTGTCCGTCGAGGAGATCCAGAAGTTTAAGATGGCCTCGGATACTATTGACGTTTCAATGGATACTCTGGCCGGGTCATTAAGTAAGCTTACCAAAAACATGGGCGGGGCAAAAGATGGCACAGGACCTGCAGCTGAAGGCTTTAAACAGCTTGGTGTATCTATCCTCGACTCCAACGGGAACTTAAGGGACAACGAGGATGTCTTTTACGAGTCCATCGATGCACTCGGTAAAATGACCAATGAAACAGAGCGTGATGCTTTGGCCATGCAGCTCTTTGGCAAGTCTGCTCAAGACCTTAATCCGCTCATCCTTGGAGGTGCTGATGCACTCAGGGAAATGGGAGCTGCTGCTGAAGCAAAAGGCCTTATAATGTCCCAGGAAGAGCTAGATAAGGCCAATGAGATGCAGGACACCCTGGACAGCATCAAAGCCGAATCAATGCAAGGCCTCATGAAGCTTGGCGCAGAGCTCGGACCAATACTGATTCCTGTCTTCCAGGCTATCGGAGATGCAATCAGCGGTCTAATAAACTGGTTTTCGAGTCTGGATGAAGGCACCATGAAGACTATTATGGTTGTGCTTGGAGTTGTAGCAGCGGTGGCGCCTGTGTTGATTGTCATTGGTAAGATTGCATCTGGAATCAGCGCAGTCATGACGCTTGTATCCTCCCTAGGTCCTGTCCTTGCTGTCTTAACCGGTCCTGTGGGATTGGTCATTGCAGCTATAGCGGCCGCGGTAGCCATCGGAGTCGTGCTGTATAAGAACTGGGACAAAATCAAGCAGTTCGCGGCCAACCTAGGCGCAAGCTTAAAGACAGCCTTTACTAATATCAAGACGTCGATTGTCGCAGCGTGGAATGGTGTAATCACCGGCATCAAAACAGTCTGGGCTAACGTTGTGGGCTTTATCAAAGGCCTCCCAGGGCAGATGCTTGGCTTCGGTAAAAATATTATCCAAGGTCTGATAAATGGTATTTTAGGGTCAATCGGGAACATTGGCGGAGCTGTTAAAAAAATAGGCTCATCGTTGTTGGGAGGGGTTAAAAAAGTATTCGGTATTCATTCCCCCGCCGAAGAAACAAGAATACTGGGCGAATACACAGGAGAAGGATTTGTTGTTGGTATTGAAAACATGGCCAAACGTGTGGGACAAGCGGCGGCGACACTAAACGGGGCAGTGGTGGAAAACGCTACAACTCAGACCGTTAAGGGCGGAATCGACATGGGCGGAACGCTAAATATCAACATCACTGGAGAAGGAGCTGGGCAGCTCAATAGAGACCCAGGATTTGTGGAGAAGGTCAAGGCTGCTATCCTGAATGATATTACAAAGAATAATCGCACTATACCCAATCGTATGTCGCTGATACCTGTAGGTTAGAGAGGAGGGGCTGAAATGTTTTACTGGGGTGAATTAAAGTTAAAAGTTGACACTGGATCCTACAACCCTCCTCATGCGACCCGTGAGAAGACCGTGATTGATGTGATCCCAGGTGCAGACATTGCATTGCCAGCATCCATCCTGCAAGAGGGTGGAAGAGCCAGAAAAGTGGCGAATCTATCCGGTTTTTGCACTTCTTATACCGAGTACGATGTGCTTTACCAGGATTACCTAAACTCAATCATTAGGACCTTTACGGGGCCTAGCGGTGAGACCCTGGAAGGCATCATCTACGAGCTGTCACCAGCTACGAGGGTGATGGCCAGGAAGTTTGAATACGACATCGTATTTATGGAGGTATAGCATGAGACCGATATCCGAAAACACCTATAATGTCCTGAAATCACAAAGCATGCTAGGCCAAAATAAGTATAATTATGAGCTCAAGCTGGAAGGCCTGGATCAGTATGGAGAACCTGAAGGAACTTTTTTAAATAGCGTCCGAACTACGGCTCGTGTCACTCAAATGGATTGCGTAATCAGGAGTGATGGTAAGGTCCTTGCAGTCTATAATATTGGTGCAGCGATTTATTATAAAATCGTAGAATCCGAAAATGATCTGTTGAGCACTCCGGATTGTTTGGCTGGGGCTACATTACTATATACCATGCTTGACTACGACCCTAAATTCGTTTCGTATAGTACTTTAAAGCTTAAAAACGGACGTATCTTGCTATTCATAAATGAGCGTGGTAATAATGTTGCCTCACGAAAACATGAAGTAAAAGTATTTGAGAGTGCATCTGGCCTTGGGACTGACTTTGTTTTGAAAGCAAATATAGTTTCACAAAACAGAACAGGAAACACTTCAAATACTTGGGCAAGGCCTTCGATAGGAAAAGCGACGCAACTCAAAGATGGCTCAATCATCATTGCAGGTAATATCGGTATATGGAAATATTCCGACTATGATGTTTTTACAATAGCTGTCTACAAATCAACGGACAATGGGGCAAGCTGGACGCGTAAATATTCCCTAGAAAGTTCAGATAATGACATATCTAGATATGGGAATATTGCTATTGCGAATAACAGTTTATTTTTCATAACGAATAATAATTATTCCTTACATTACCACAGATCAGAAAATAACGGTGATAGTTGGACACGTACCACAGGGAACTTCACTGGAATCTTTGGAGTAAACAGTCAAAATCGGTATGAGTTCAATTTTTTAAATGTTGGATCAAAAATTTTCAACATCCATTCCGGTACTTCAGCCTCTGATATTCCTTTCAAAATGTCAAAATATATAGGGCCAATGTCATGTACGTATACAGACCTAGATAATCCAGCAAACTATCAGTTGATATACGAGCAAAGTTTAAACGGAACAGATGAGCATAAGCGTAATCTCTTCGTAGCAACCCCTCGTGGACGTATACTGTACGGGGTAGAAAGAATCCCAACCCCATATCCATTTGTTATTTTTGGCCTGAAACTTAAAGAGTACTCAGCACCGTTAGATGCTATCTCAATAAACATATCAAAAGGGCGGGGTGGGGCCAATACAATGGCGTTAAGCGTAGATAATGCCAATGGCCGCCTGAATCCTAATAACCCAGCTTCAGACTTGTACGGCATTATAGGGCTAAACAAGCAGGTCATATTAAAACAGGGCTATGGTGATGATCTGGTCGAAGTATTCACTGGGCTTATCGACTCATTTGATATGAAAAGTTTTCCACACATCATGGACATTTCATGCAGAGACCTACTGAAGGTTGCCCTGGATCAAACCGTAACGGAGTACGACTCAAATACATTGTACTTTGAGAATCAACCGCTTGAAACGATTTTTACATATCTCTGCTATCTGGCAGGGATTGAAGTAGGAGAGGTAGAAGCAACTGGAATCAACATCACGAAAGAATTCTCATGGCAGAGCTATGCGGATGCCTTTCAGTTTTTAGCAGACCTTGCATCTTTTGAGTACGGAGCCGATGAGTATGGGAAAATATACTTCCGGAGGGACTTCCAACCGGATGATCTAGCAATTGCTTATACCTTCGATGAGGGGGTAGACATCACATCGCTGCAGTACCAGCTGTCCGATGCTGACCTTTATGCAAAGGTTGTGGTCTATGGGAAGTCTGGTGAAACCATCATAGCTTATGAGGCACCGTTCCTCGATGCTGCAAAGTATAATATTCTACCCCAAAAAATTATGAAGATTGATGCTACTGAAGCCTCGACAGTGGGGGAGCTGGCCCAAATAGCAAACCGTGCCATTTACCTCATGAACAGCAGATCTGCTGTAGTGAGATTTTCAGCTGTTGCAGTACCGTGGCTTCAGATTGGAGATTTTATCCAGGTAAATGAAACCTCATCGCGAAGCGCTGGTATATACCGAATCGTCAATATGTCTCTTAAGATGGACAATAAGTCGTTTCTTATGGACCTGGAGTGCTACTACTATGGTGACTCAATCAATCCTGGTACCTTACCAGAGACGACTGGATCTCAAACCCCCAATGCAACATTAAACCTGATACCACAAATGACCAGTAATACCGCACCGTCAGGAGTGGCCAGGGCGTCATCAGTGCTAACTTTATATAGTAACGACTATCAGCCATGGAATGCCCTAAATAACTCGTCTGAAGACTTGTATTGGAATGCTAATGCCGCTTATGGATGGATTGAGTATCAATTTTCCCAAAAGATGATCATAGACAAGTATATGCTTAAAGCAAGGCAAGATGTTGCCTACAATAAAGCAATGCCGAAGAACTGGACCTTTGAAGGATTTGACGGGGAGAAATGGATAGTCTTAGATACCAGAACCAACCAGACAACCTGGGTGGCTTTGGAAGAAAGATCATTTAACTTTACGAACACCGCAGCATACTCAAAGTACAGGCTTAATGTATCGGCAAATAATGGATACCAAAGACTACAGCTGGAGCAGCTGGCAATGTACTATAGGGGAGGTGTATAGGATGAGCAATATAAGTCGGGCAATAAAGGCGAAAACAGATGCACAGTTGAGACTTTTGGAGCAAGAAAGCAAGACAATTATTAAGCAAACTCCAACCGGGGAAGTCTTTCCAGTGACTCCTCAAGAGTATCAGCAAACGCTGGCGGCAGGAAAAAATATCACAATCACAACCTCAGGGAATATCAAGACCATCAATGCAATCATGAACCTCCTGGGTGGATCAAATATCACAATTTCCACACCTGATAGCAATGGACAAGTCACAATCACTGCAGCTTTGCCACAAGCTACAGAAAGCGTATTAGGTGGAGTAAAAGTAAAGGCTAAAACTACTGAAACCGCTGAAGTAGCTATAGACACCACTACCGGAAAATTATATGCACCTGCACCATCAGGAGCATCTGTGGAGAATCAGCGTACCAACACGGCACTATACTTTTGGGTGGGAACAGAAGCTCAATTCGCTGAGATTATAACGCCAGATGCCAATACTATCTACTTTAGGAGTGATGCGTAATGGGTAAAATAAGTATAGGATCCAACATCATTTACGATGATACAGGAGGTTCTTCCGAAACCCCAAGGATTAGGTTTAAGTCTGCAGCAAGAGACGTAGAGATATCAACGGGTACAAGTCTAAATGTTGTGATGCCATTAAACATCAACGCTGGCGATCTCTTACTACTCGTGGTTTACAACAGAAGTACCTTAACAACGCCCAGTGGGTGGACACAATTAATACAGCAAGGTCCTTTCGGGACTGCGAATCAATATAATCGAATCTTTTATAAGATTGCTTCCGGGTCAGAATCGGGGCAAAATCAAGGTGTTGTGCAAGGAGCATCCGGAAGAATGGGCGCAAGTATTATCGTTGCTGAGTGCCCTGGCACATTAAATATCGTTGATACGAAAACAGCTTTTGTCAGTGGAACGGGTACTCTAGATATTCCAGCTGTGACAATATCCTCAGGCGATTTTGTGATAATAATAGCCTCAAATGTTACGACAGCCACAAGTGGAGTTGTGAGAATATACATAAACAGCAATGACGTCATGAACTTGACACGTAGTAATGTTGAAATCCCACGTTTTGCTTACGCTGTATCTGAGTATAAAGGGAGGTTAGTTGGAAGTTTTTATTCTAGTCACTCCACAAATGCTGATACTGGTATGAGTGTTGCTGTTTTAAATGTCGTATAACTAACTATTTAAGGGCTTCCCAGCTGTGGGAGGTCCTTTTGTTATAAAAAATAAAGGAGTGAAATCAAATGACACTAGACAAGAAAATCGCTGTAGGTCTCTCCGTTGCTGGTACAATCGTAGCAAAGCTTTTAGGGGGATGGGATATGGGATTGCAAGCCCTCGTTCTATTAATGATTCTGGACTACTTCACGGGCATTACCAGGGCATTTAAAGACAAGGTGCTTTCCAGTGCAATCGGTATTGATGGCATCCTTAAAAAGATGACCATCCTCGTGATCGTTGCTGTTGCTGTAGTAATTGATAATGTCACTGGTGCATCAGGTATCGTCAGGCTTGCGGCTATTTTCTTTTATATCGGCATGGAGGGGATATCTATCCTCGAGAACGCTGCACGAATTGGTGTGCCTATTCCGGAAAAAATTAGAGAAGCTTTGTTGCAGATTAAAGACGGAGGGAAGAAGGCTGATAAGGATGAGGTGGAGTAGATGAGAGAGTTCGTAAAATTCATCATTCTTAATGCCTGTTACGTGTGGAACAAGCAGAACAACATCAGCATCAAGCCCACACATATCATCATCCACTCTACGGCGACTCCTGGAGTCATGGCCAAGCAGTGGTTCGACAGGTGGAATAAAGCGAGCATCCAGGTAGCGGTCCATGCCTTTATTGATAATCTGGAGCTGTGGCAGCTGCTTCCATTCAATTTTTGGGCTTGGGGGGTCGGAGGGAAAGCTAACGGATACTCCCTCCAGATCGAGATGTGCGAGGACAGAGACCACTCAGAGGCTTACTTCCGTGAGGTGTTGGCCAACACCATCAAGACTGTCGCTGGATGGTGCGTAACATTTAAGATACCGGTTGACCACATCATCGGCCACTACGAAGCAAGAATACTTGGTATAGGGTCTAATCACAGTGATCCTCGTCTCTGGTGGGATAAGTTTGGCTACACCATGGACATGTTTAGGGATGACGTAGAAAAGGCACTCAGCAAGCCCGTTATCGTGGCACTGGAGAAGCCGATTGACGAAAAGGTGTGTAGTGACGACCTCAATATCAGATACGGTCCTGGCATCAATTTTAAGGTCCTGGCCACCATGCCCCAAGGTACAAAGGTAGAAGTCTATTCCGTATCTGGCAGCTGGGCTAAGGTTAAATATAAAGAGGTGCAAGGGTTCTGTAGCATGACCTACCTTAAAGAGTTCCTCACTGGTTATGTCACGGCCTCAGTGCTCAACGTGAGAGCCGGCAGAGGTGTGAGCAATTCAATTATTGGAAAGCTCAAGAAAGGAGCACCAGTGACCTTGTACGGTCTTCAAGGGGGATGGTGGGAAACACCTACCGGTTATGTCTCTGCAGACTGGATCTCTTTGGATAAGGTTGCTACACCGGTAGAGATAAAGCTGCTAGAAGGAATCGTGACAGCCACAGCTGGTCTGAATGTCCGGAAGTCTCCTGGAGGGGCAAAGGTAGGAGCACTGAAGCATGGCACCAAAGTGAAAATATACGAGCAGTTGGGAACTTGGTACCGGATTGGAAAGGAACAGTGGGTTTCGGCGACTTACATAA